TTGGTCAACTTGATAGAGGATTAGAAAGAAAAGGTTCATTTTTCCACAGAACTATTCAAAAAATGTTGGAATCATCACCAGTATTCGCTATCAATCTTTTAAGCACAGATGATACTTTAGATACTATCGAGTACAAATCATTATCAGCTTCATCTGGTAATATGAATGATATTGAAAGAGAAGGAGCTTATAGAAGATTCTTTGATACAACAGGTTTCTGGAAAAGAGATACTGAATCTTTCATTAACTTAACTAAACCTAACACTGGTTACACTGAAAGAGCTTTCAGTATTACTAACCTTTCTGACAGATATGTAACTGTATTTGTCGTGAAAAGTGCTAGAACTGGTTTTGACAGAACTTTAATTGAATGGTATGGTTCTCAAGAAAAACTTCCGCCATATGTTAACGCTAACGATTACGCATCTGACTACTTAGTAGATGTTGTTATTGTAGGTGGTGACTGGTCTGACTACCAAAATTTGGCTATTGATAATAGATGGAGTGCTTACTTCAATGCGTCCGGTCTTGTTAAAAGTCAAATCAGAAACTTTGCTAATGATAGAAATGTTACTTTATTAGCTTATTATGAAGGATTGTCCTTAATTCCATATTTTAGAGATGCCAATGGTACTAATATTTTTATTGAAACAACAATTAACAGAGATACAGATAAAACTGGAGTATTCTGTGCTTTTAACTCAGATTTAGTTGAAACAGATTACTACAACGGTCTTTTAGACTTAGTTGGTCAAACAGTTGCTGGTGTGAATGAAACTGAAATAGATTTCTTATCTTATAAAGAAACTATCGCGGAATCAATTGAAATCACAGCAGTACCTTTAGACTTACCTGGTAACGTAACTGCCCTATTAGGTGGTACATATTTTGGAAATGGTTATATTAATCAAGATCCTCACGCATTTGGTTCGGTTCCAACTGAAACAGGTGTTATTGACAATGGTGATAATAGAACTGCTTGGTTTGGTGAAGGATTTGTTTATGATGTAACTAAAGATACTTTAACATCATCATCTGCTTCTATCGCATTAACTTATACAGCCACTGCTGACGCTTTCGCTGTAATTGGTGATACAATGGTTCCAGTAACTGGAAACACATTAACAATTAGCGCTAGTGATTACAGTGCTTCATATGGTACATTATCATTTGTATCTGCTTATGTTTTAGACTCAACAGGAGCAATTTCTGTAGTATCTAACACAACTGGTGTTTCTTACGGCTCAACTCCAACAAAACCTACAGTATCAGCAAGTGATATCGTATTAGGTTATGTAGAGTTTGATATGATAGATGGCGACATCGCAGCATCAACCGTAACAGTAACTGATGTGAACGTTGACGGAACTGGTTTCGTAGACTTCAGTTTTGGTACTGGTGCTTCAGATGATTACTTTATCGCAACTCAAAGTACTCCAAATTCTGGTGTAATTAAAGTTACATTTGAAAATACAAATACTGTTCCTTCTGTAGCAAATTATGCTCAATACAGAAGATTCAAATTATTCAATAGATTAGTTGATTTAATTGATTCAGCTAATAAAGACAAAATGACTTTATGTTTAGGTCCTAATAACGGATATGAGAAAGTTAGCTTAGCCGATATAACAATTACAAATATTGTTAGTACATCAACTGCTAATAAGTCATTTATCTTAAATACTGGATTGAGTGATGCTCAATTATCTGATATACTTGATGGTTACTTTGTAATCTATACTTTAGATAATGAGTTCTTACTTGGTTCTGATACAGTATCTACAACTTCAAGTGTTTGGTCATCGACTGATGGTGTTGTTGCTAAATACTCTAAGTTCTATACTCAATTCTACAATGGTATTATTAACACAGGAGATTACTTCTATGCTAATAAAGTACCAACATCTTTAGTAGTTGCTCAAGAAACTATGAACGTTATCTTTATCGATGGCGAGACTGCTACAAGTGCTACTTCATCATATGCTGGTTACAACTATGTAGTATTTGAAACTACTTCAAATACAAATCCATCATATGCTACATATGACCAATTTATTGTTCCTGATTCAACTCTTAATACTGGATCATTTACAATTACTAATGCTGCGAACCCAGCTACATTAGCAGCACAACTTGGATACAATAGTGCGGCGCCTTTCGTACCAGGTGAAAATACTGGTGCTTACTACTGGGCATATGAAGTAACTGAAGAAGTTACTTACGAAGAAGTATTGAATGTAAGTACTATTTATGATTTCTTAAAGAAACATTACTTAAAAATGTACTTGAATAATGATAATACTTTAGACGTAGCTTTTATGGATGAAACATTTACAGCAACAGAAGCTGTTGATACAATAGCTAATAATACATTCTATGTACAATCAGCTAAATCAAACTTCAAACAAACTGTTGAAATTGAAATTCCTACAGGATATGTTCAAGTTCCTAATAAGATTCTTATCAACGGTTCTAGATACACTGAGGTTAAAGTTGGTGACTTCTTAGCCGCTTACGTTGACCCAGCTGCTGTATTACAAACTGGAGAAGTTTCTAGAAAACTTACAAGAATTTTAAGTAAAAAACAATATGCTGGTGATGCTACATTAGTAGAAGTTACTTGTGACTCTAGAATTGAAAAAACTAACTACAGTGGTGATTATCAAACAACTAGATACACATCAATTGATAACTATGCTACTACTTATAAAGCTATTTCTCTTAAAGGATTTAGAATTAGACAAGCTTCTTTACCTGATGGTACTGAAACTAGACAAAATTCTATCCTTAACTTAGTTGCTAAAGGAACACCATTGTTCAAAGCAATTACTAACAAAGAAGCAATTGACTTCAGATATTTAATTGACTCATTTGGTCTTGGTTTAACTGAAAGATCTAAACAACAATTAGTTGATATCTGTGGAGAAAGATTAGATGCTCTTGGAATCTTGAATATGCCTTCTATGAAGTCATTCAAAAATTCATCATCTCCTACTTTCGTAAATGCTGAAGGTGTTTTACAACTTGAGTACGTTGCTAAAGGTGGTGACCCAGAAAGCTCTCCTGCGTTCCTTTACTCATTCGGTGACGGAGCAGGTTCTACATCAGTAGGTTACTTCTTACCTTACTTAACTGTAAGTGATAACGGTAGACCAATTGAAGTTCCACCAGCAGCATGGGCAGCAACAACTTATATGAGAAAACATATCTCTAATTTAAGTGGAATGACTCCTTGGACAATCGCAGCAGGTGTTACTAATGGTAGAATTACTAATATAGTATCAACTGAAATGGACTTCACTCAAACTGATATCGAGTGGATTAACCAAGCTCAAATGAACCCAATCGTGTTCAAGAGAAATAGAGGAAATGTAATTGAGACTGAAAATACAGCTCAAACACTTTACAAATCAGCTCTTTCATACTTACACGTTAGAGAAGTTCTTATCGAACTTGAAAGAGAATTGTCAAGAATGTTATTAGACTTCCAATGGAAATTTAATACACCTGATATTAGAGCAGAAATTAAACTTAGAGCAGACGTTATCTGTGAAACTTATGTAAGTAAGAATGGTTTATACAACTACTTTAATAAAATGGATGAAGAAAACAACACTAATGATATCATTGATAACCAAATCGGTGTTCTAGATACATATGTTGAGCCAATCAAAGGTATGGGTATTATTGTTAACAATATTACTATCTTGAGAACTGGTGCTATCTCTGCGGGTGGATTCATCAACGGATAATAATTAATAAATTTTATAATAAAAAAGAGGGAAGTGAAAACTTTCCTCTTTTTTTTTGTTATAATCATAAGGTAAATTCATAGGAGTAACTATTCTATGAATATATAAATAAAAAATAACAACATTATATGTCTGAACAAAATAATATGAGTGAAGAAGAATACTTAAAGAAACATTTAGGTAGTTTAGAATCTTCTAAAAATCAAAACAACTCTGACATTCCATTTGTAGAGCAACCAAAAATTGATAATACAAGAACTACAGATTTACAATTCTTTAACTTTGATATTAAAGAATTACCTTGTGGTGCTTTTTACCCAGCAGGTACAGTCTTTGCGGTAAGACCAGCTCAAGTAAAAGAAATTCAATCTTATTCAATGGTTGATGATCAAAACTTTTATGACATCGTTGAAAAAATGAATGATATTCTTCAATCTTGTGTTAGAATTAAATATTCAGATGGTAAGATGGGTTCTTATCTTGAGGTAAAAGATCAAGACAGATTATTTTTAATTTTCTTAATTAGAGAATTAACATTCCAACAAGGTAATTCATTAACAGTAACTACAAAATGTGGTTGTGGAAATGAACTACAATTAGAATTGAAAAGAGATAACTTTTCATTTCACAAAATTGATGAAAAACTTGATAGATACTTTAGTAACTCTTCAAGATCTTATCACTTCACAACAGTAAATGGTAAAGAGTTTGAATTAACTCCACCAAACATTGGTCTTCAAAAGGCTTTCACCGATTACATTTTAAAAGAAAATAATGAAAAAAGAACTCCAAATCTTTCTTTCTTAAAAATTATTCCTTTTATGTTATCTGGTAGAACTTCTATTACCTATGAAGGTATCAAATCTAAATTAAAAGATTTTGAAGAAATTGATGATATTTCTTTCCAATTCTTAAATGCTGCTGTTAGCAAAATGACTTTTGGTATCAAGGAATTGAAGAAAACATGTTCGTGTGGTGAGGAGGTCCACACAGACATGCAATTTCCCAACGGAGCGTCAGGTATTTTCGTTATTCATGATGCCTTTGAAGCATATATTAAAGAATAAGTTATTACTACAAAAGCATTTTCACACACAAGAATATGCTATGGATGAATGGCCCTTTTGGATGTTTGAAGAAAATATTAAATTGGTTAACGAGATTGTTGAAGAAGAAGAAAATTCTAGAAAGAAACAAGAACAAGACCAACAAAAAGGAATGCCAAACTTTGATGCTAATTCAATGATGAAAAACGCTTCTAATATGTCAAATAACATACCTAAATTTTAAAAAATTAAACCCACTTTTTGGTGGGTTTTTTTATATAACACAAAAAAACCCATCTTAAAAGATGGGTTTTTAATTTTAATATTGTTTCTATTAGTATCCAGATACAATTGGAGGATTGATAGTAAAGTTATTATCAATGTATTCATCAATGAAGTAATCATAGATAAAGTCACCTTGAACTGATTCAATAATGTTATTTGAAGACCAATCTAAAGCATAACCTGCTAATTGTTTAATTTGTACGTTTTGGAAAGTAACACGTCTTAATACAACACCTTTTTTATCGTGTTGGTTAACAATAACAGTTCCAAT